TTAAATGTCACAATTTCGGGAGACCCACCTACCATGTCCATCGTGTTCGTCGAGCGACGGCTACTCGATCTACGAGAGCGGCGTCGGCAAATGCTTTTCGTGCGGCAAGACGTTCGCACCAGACGGTTCATCAACAGGAGAGAAAATCATGGGCAAATCAGATGGGCTCCCGCTATTGCAAGACCTCGACTTCGTGCCGCTGACGAAGCGCGCACTACAGCAAGACACACTCAAGCGATACGGCTACGGCATCGGTATCTTGGACGGGACCAAGGTGCAGGTCGCCCCGTACCACAACGACAACGGCACCGTGGTCGCGCAGAAGATACGCGGACCCAACAAGTCATTCGCCGTGGCCGGTCACCTGTCCGACGCTGGACTGTTTGGCCAACGCCTATGCCGTACCGGCGGGCGTATGGTCGTGATCACTGAGGGAGAGATCGACGCCATGAGCGTCTCGCAGGCCATGGGAAACTCCTGGCCCTGCCTCAGTGTACCAAGCGGCGCGCAAGGCGCACCCAAGGCCATCCAAGCGCAGCTAGAGCTACTCGAGACCTACGAGAAGGTTGTCCTGTGCTTCGACAACGACGAGCCGGGACAGGCTGCCGTCGAGGAAATCGTGCAGTTGTTCAGCCCTGGCAAGGTGGCCATCGCGGACCTTGGTGGGTTCAAAGATGCCAACGAAATGCTACAGGCTGGCGAGAGCGAGAAGCTGCGCGGCGCGATCTGGAACGCCCAAGAGTGGCGGCCCGATGGCGTCGTAAACATGGCTGACTACAAAGAGCGTATTCGCAAGCCGCTACAGATGGGTATCCAGTATCCCTGGTCCGGTCTGAACGACTTGCTGTACGGCTTCCGCCCGCAAGAGCTTGTCACATGGACGGCGGGCACCGGCACCGGCAAGACTGCCATCGTGTCGGAACTGGTCTACGCGCTGCTGATGCAGGGCACCAAGGTCGGCATCGTCTACCTTGAGGAAGGCGTCGACCGAGCAGGCAAGCGCATCGTTGGCCTGCACATGAACAAGCCTCTGCACCTGCCAGACCAAGACTACACCGACGCCGAGTTCGACCAAGCGTTCGACGAGACCCTCGGCCTGGGCAACCTGTTCGCCTACGACCACTTTGGTTCCCTCGATGAGGAAGTCCTGACCAACCGCATCCGGTACATGGTCAAGGGCATGGGATGCGAAGTGATCGTCCTCGACCATATCAGCATGGTCGTCTCGGGCGCATCCCTGGACAGCGACGAGCGCCGCACCCTCGACAAGGTTATGACCACGCTACGGTCCATGACCCAAGAGACCGGCGCATCGTTCCACGTTGTGTCGCACCTTCGGCGGCCAAGCGGAGCGAACAGCCATGAGGAAGGCAGGCAGGTGAGCCTGTCGGACCTTCGTGGTACTCAGGCCATCGCTCAGTTGAGTGACGCAGTGATCGCAGCCGAGCGTGATCAGCAGGCCGACGACAAAGAGGAACGGAACACCACCGTCCTCCGCGTCCTAAAGAACCGTTACTCGGGCATGACCGGGGAAGCGTGTGCCTTGGTGTTCGATCACACAACTGGTCGGCTCAAAGAGACTGCCATCCTAGACACAGCAACAGAGGCCATGAGCAATGATTACTGAGAAGCAATGTAGAACGTGTCTGGCTATCAAGCCAACGAGTGCCTTCCGATCTGATGCCAGCCGCTTTCGAGTGGAGATTGACTGTAAGGCTTGCGACAACGCGCGGTGGAAGGAAGCGCGTGACGCGCGTCGCGCTGTAGACCCGATGTATGGGCGGTCCAAGCTCGAGCGGCAGCGGCGCGGCATGCCCACCGAGCCCACGGTTCACGGTGCCCCTGAACGCCGCCCTGGTCGCGGCACGCTGTATCGCCCAGGCCAGTCGCAGTTCCGCAAGGCAGTCCTCGAACGTGACCAAGTGTGTGTCGTCTCGGGCACGCCTATTGACCGGACGGTGACCATCAAGGGACGCGCAGTCAGCATCGTACAGGCGGCTCATATCAAGCCGGTGTCGATGTGTTCGGACGGAGAGTATTGGGACCCTGACAACGGGCTCGCCATGCGCCGTGACGTACACGCTGCGTTCGATGCCGCGCTGTTCACGATCACTGAGCTTGGGTACGTCAACAAGTTCAGCGACGCCGGTCACCCACGCGGTGATCCGCCGCCGCGCATACTGGTCTCTCTCTCTGAGGGCCAACGACAATATCTTAAACTGCACCGCGAGTGGTGCTATCGCAACTGGAACAACTGGGGAAGATAATGACCGAAGAAATCTACGGGCCGACACTACGGATATCGCAGGAAATGCACGCCACGAAGTATCGCGGTGAGGGCGAGACTTACGGGGAGAGTGCAACCCGCGTGGCTGATGCTCTGTCAGACGACACGAGCCACTTCCATGCGTTCCGCGATATCATCCGACCGCAACGCTTCATGCCCGCTGGTCGGGTTCAGTCGTCAGCCGGTAGCCCCAGGGCCACCACGGCGTACAACTGTTTCGTGATGGGGACTATCCCCGACAGCATGGCAGGCATCATGAGGATCGCCACCGAAGCTGCCGAAACTATGCGCCGTGGTGGCGGTGTCGGTTATGACTTCTCGACCGTACGCCCTCGCCTGTCCCGCATCGTGTCGATGGACACGCAGTCGTCGGGGCCGGTCAGCTTTATGAATATCTTTGACGCCGTGTGTAAGACCATCGCATCTGCAGGCAACCGCCGTGGTGCCATGATGGCTGTGCTGCGCGTCGACCATCCTGATATTGAGGAGTTCATTCGGTGCAAGCAGAACGCCACAGAGTTGACGCAGTTCAACATCAGCATCGGCATCACTGACGAGTTTATGGAAGCGGTGATCAACGACACCGAGTTCGAGCTAAAGTTTGACGGACGCGTCATGAAGCGGATCAGTGCCGTCGCGCTGTGGGACGAGATCATGCGTTCCACATGGGATTGGGCCGAGCCCGGTGTGTTGTTTATCGACACGATCAACCGGATGAATAACCTCGGATACTGCGAGCGCATCGCCGCGACCAACCCGTGCGCCGAGCAACCACTGCCGCCGTACGGTGCGTGTCTGTTGGGCTCATTCAATCTGGTGAAGTACGTCGTTCAGGGCGTCGCTGGTAATTATTTCGACTACACCCAACTGCGCGCTGACATTCCCTACGCGGTCCGCGCTATGGACAACGTGATCGACCGTACCATGTACCCGCTGCCTGAACAGGAAGTTGAGGCGAAGAACAAGCGGCGCATGGGCATCGGTGTGACCGGCGCAGCGAACGCTATCGAAGCCCTGGGATACCCATACGGTAGCGAGGGGTTCTGTAACACCCTCGACACCATCCTCGACCTGATCAACAACGAGTGCTACCGCGCGTCGGCCCTCCTGGCCGCCGACAAGGGAGCCTTCCCGTTGTTCGACAAGGCCCACTATGCCGACGCTCCGTTCATCAACGGGCTCGACGACGACGTGCAAGAGTTGATCTTCACGCACGGCCTTCGTAACTCCCACCTGACCAGCATCGCGCCGACAGGCACCATAAGCCTGTGCGCCGACAACGTGTCCTCGGGCATCGAGCCGGTGTTCGCCTACGAGTACGACCGCACGATCCAAACGGTGGATGGTCCGATCATCGAGCATATCGAGGACTACGGTCTCCGCGTGTTCAACGTCAAAGGCAAGCGCACACAAGACTGCACCATCGACGACCATCTGGCTGTGCTGGAAGTTGCCAGCCGCCACGTCGACAGTGCTGTATCCAAGACCTGCAACGTCGATCCCAACATGCCGTGGGACGATTTCAAAGACGTCTACATTCGAGCGTGGGAGTTTGGAGCCAAGGGCTGCACCACGTTCAATCCCTCAGGAAAGCGTATGGGAATTCTCAACGCCAAGCCTGCCTCAGAGGAGGAACAAGGGGCGGCATGTTACATTGACCCTGAGACGGGCAGCAAAACCTGCGAATAGGAGAGACCCATGAGCATACTGATCGCTGACATTGAGGCCGATGGCCTTCTCGATACTGTTGCCAACATCTGGCAGATCAGCATCATCGACTACGACACGGAGGAAGCGTTCTCGTACAACGATCAGGGCTCACTACGGGCCCACGGCACCATCGCTGAGGGCCTCGAACGCATGCGCGTAAACCTAGACCCTGTGGTGTGGCACAACGGCTTGGGCTACGACCTTTGGGCCATCAAGAAGGTCCTGGGCACCGTCCTCGACTGGCGCAAGGTGATCGACACGCTCACCCTGAGCCGCCTTGGGAACCCCGTGCGCCCCGGTGGCCACTCGCTGGCCAACTGGGGAGAGATACTGGGGTATCCCAAGGTGGTCCATGAGGACTGGTCGAAGTGGTCTCCCGAAATGGAGCAACGGTGTGCCGTCGACACCGAGATCACTCTCAAGGTATTCGACCGGCTCAAGGGCATGCTCGACGTCATGCCCGAGGCGGTGGCCATCGAGCATCAGGTTCATTGGATGGTCACCGAGTGCGTGCAGCGTGGGTTCAAGCTGGACGTGGAGAAGGCCACCGACTTGCTTGGCGAGTTGCAGTCGGAGCAAGAGAAGGTGGCCGAGCAGTTCACCGATCTGTTCCCGCCGATCTTGGTGCCGAAGAAAGCCAGCAAGCCGTCAATGTCATTGAAGGTGATCAACCGTAATCACCCGATGTACGGCGTCCTCGATCCTGGGACCGAGTACAGTCCCCTGGTCGTCCAAGAGTTCAACCCGGCGTCGCGACAACAGATCGCCTCGCGCCTGACCAAGAAGTACGGATGGAAGGCCAGCAAGTTCACCCCTGGTGGCTCGCCGGAAATCAGTGAGGAAGTGCTGCGGGAACTCGACTACCCCGAGGCGCAAGTGTTCGCTGACTATCTCAAAGCCGACAAGCTGATCAGCCAGATCAACTCCGAGCCGACGAAGAACGGCGACGGTGGCGGCTGGCTTCACCACGTTAAGTCCGATGGCCGGGTCCACGCCGGTCTGCAGCCGCTCAAGGCCATCACTGGCCGCCTAGCGTGCGCGTCACCCAACGTGCAACAGGCATCCACTGACCCGCGCATGCGGGCCTGTTGGGTCCCGAGCGAGGGCTTCGTCCTCGTGGGTGTCGATGCCGAGGGCCTCGAGCTACGGTGCCTGTCGCACTATCTCGCGCCACTCGACAACGGAGCGTACCGTACGATCCTACTCGACGGTGACATTCACACTCACGTTCAGAAACTCCTCGGCTTCCATAGCCGCCAGGAAGTGAAGCGCGTCGAGTATGGCTGGCTCTACGGTGCCGGTGACTTGAAGCTAGGCCGGATCACTCAACAGGACGCGCAGCGCGCGGGCCTGCCGATCCAGTACAAGGTCCTGGGCCTCAAGGACAACGCTTCGCTCATGCAAGTGGGCAAGGCCGTCCGTCGCCGGATGGTCGAGGGTATCCTGGGTCTCGACAGTTTGTCGAAGGGCGTGAAGCTGCGTGCCAAAGAGTTCGGCAAGATGCGCGGCCTTGACGGTCGCCCGTTGTGGATACGCTATCAGCACGCGGCGCTGAACATGCTGCTGCAGTCTGCCGGGATCATCGTGTGTAAGAAAGCATGGTGCCTGATGGACGAGGAGATTACCGCGTTGGGTGTCTCCAAAGACGACTACGGATTGGTCATGCAAATCCATGACGAGTTCCAGTTCGAAGCAAGGCCCGAGGTTGCCGAGTTGGTGGCACAGGGAGCCAAGAACGCCATCGTGCGTGCTGGCGTTGAGTTGAAGTTCCGTTGCCCACTATCGGGTTCATCTAGTATCGGCACCAACTGGTCCGAGACGCACTGAGGAGAGACACATGCGAGTGATTAAGAAGTTACTGTGGTGGACAGTGTTACTGTTCTGCTTCCTGATCGGATACCAGTTCGGCAGCCAAGCGTTCGCGGCTCAGGTTGACCATCAGCCGACTGTGCAGAACACCCAGCCGCTGTACATATGGGCGGGCTGCCTGGACACCGCCTCGACTGATCTGTTGATCGAGTTCATGACGAACCCTTTGAACAAAGAGGCCACGTGGGTCTACATGCCGGGGACCTGCAAGGTGATTAACGCAGGCGCGTCGGACGACCGAGCGAACTTCAAGCAGTACGTCGATCCCCTCGTGGACTTCAAGGGGTTTACCTTCCAAGTGTTCATCATCCCGCCATACGGCGCGGCTCCGAAGGGATACTTGTTCGTCTACGAAGTCGCTGACCTGTTAGGAGAAGGCTCATGACTATCCTCACCGCACAGGAAAAGAACGCCGCCTTGGCTGTTCGTGACGCCGCCAACGCCTTCAACGACGCCATACGCCGTGCCAAGGAAGAAGGCATCGACGTGACATGGACGGGCGGGGATTACATTCGCGTCGGCCACATGGCGACCGAGCCACACTCACTTTAGGAGAGACACATGACCGCATTACTCGACGCCGACATTATCAGCTACCGCGCCGCCTCGGTCGGCACCACGTCCTTCGATTGGGGCGAGGGTGACGGCGAACAAGAGACGGTCAATCTCAAGCTGGCCAAGCAAGTTGCCGACAGCATGGTCGCAGCATGGACCAAGCATGCCGGGGAGAAGGTGCCGCTACTGATCTTCTCCGACCGCTCGTACAGCGGTTGCATCTTCCGTCACCGGATACACCCTGAGTACAAGGCCACCCGCTCCGGTGATCGCCCGACGCTCCACGCCGCTCTCGAGAAGTACCTGCGTGACCGCTACAACTGGCGGGCATCCCCAGGGCTCGAAGGGGACGACCTGATGGGTCTCCTGGCTACCGGCGCGGACGGTCCCAAGTACGTGATCGTGTCCGTCGACAAGGATATGCTGACCGTACCGGCCAAGCAGGTGAACCCTGACAAGGACGACGCGGGCAAGATCATAAAGCCGACGTTGTTCCAGGCGAACTATACGTGGATGCTACAGACCCTCTGTGGCGACACGGTCGACAACTACAAGGGTGCCCCCGGCGTCGGTGAAGTCACCGCGAAGCGGGCCCTGGCCGGTTGCAAGAACCTCGACCAGATGTGGGACGCCGTCCTCGATCTGTTTGACGCGCAGTGGCGGAAGCCGTCGCAGGCTGAGAAGTTCCAGACTGCGGGCCCTGCCACCGAGGCCCTACTGAACGCCCGCATGGCCCGCATACTGCGCCATGGGGATTACTATCAGGGCAAGATCGAGTTGTGGCACCCCAATGGTGACTACGACGAGCCCGAGTTCATCGACGCGTTTGTCGAGCAAGAGGAGGAAGCTGCATGAAGCAGTTGTTCGAGGATACCCTGATCGAGGAAGCGAAGCGCCAGCGCGAGGCTGACGAGAAGTACGCGCGGGAGCAGGATAAGGTGGTCATGGACACCATGCTGAAACCTGAGGACGTGAAGAAACAGCCCCACTACACGAACGTGGGGATGGAGCCGAAGGTCTACATCATGGCGAACCAGATGGGGTTCGCTGAGGGCAACGTGATCAAGTACGTGAGCCGGTACAAGCTGAAAGGCACGCCGGTCAAGGACTTGATGAAGGCTCGAGACTACATCGACTGGTTGATCGAGGAGGCTAGAAAGTCTAGCGCAGATTGAATAAAACAGGCAGGTGGACCTTTGGCGTAAGCCTTTGGTCTGCCTGCCTTTTTTTATTTTGTACCCCAAAGTGTAAGTAGTGCTACGGAAACCGGAGAGGAACATGGACGAAGACGATAGAATACCAAGATTTTCTTATGACCTCATCGAGTGGCTTGATGAAAACATCGCCACGCCGAAGTGGCCCCTGACTGTTGATGGCCTTGCAGGCATGGACGCAGAAGCCGTCCGCCGTGCCGCTTTCACATCAGGGGCTCGCGCTCTCGTCGAGCAGCTAAAGGATTGGCGAGACGCACCGGAGGAAGATGATGACCAAGCTACAGGTCTGGATGACGGACCCACACTGCGCTACCCCGAAGTATTTGAACAAGATGGCGCAGTTCGTGGCATCCTACCACCCGTGCGAATGGTCGACCTCGATACTGGACCATTGCCATCTGATGGAGATCGGGACGGAGACTGAGCAGCGAGCCATCGTCTGGTTCGCGCCGGTCACAGACAACATAATTGAGGCACACGCATGTGCCGCACCCCAATGGCAAGGACGCTGGATCACCCGCAACGTGCTGGACCTGCTGCAGACTGCCATTGGCGAAACCGAAGCGGACTACATGATCGCCCAGGTGACCTCACCACTTGTGGAACGGATTTGGCGAAGGCTAGGTCTGGAAATCTACGACACCATCGCGGTGTTACACCCAAAGGAATAAACCATGGGAAAAGTTATCTCAGGTCTGTTCGGCGGACTACTCGGCGGCGGAAAGCCAGCAGCCCCGGCTCCGCAGCAGATCATTCGCCAGACGGCCCCTCAGAAAGAAAAGACTGACCCCAACAAATCGAGTCAAGTTGCCGAAGCGCGCAAGCGCCGGTCATCGCTGGCCAAACGGACAGGCCGAAGCGCCCTCCGCATCGACCTCGCAGGCGGTGGCAACAAGACCCGGTCGGGTATCTCGATCCAATAACAGGAGGGCCCCATGGCCGCCAAAGCAAGATACGACAAGCTGGCGACTGACCGCTCGCAGTTTCTACAGCGCGCACGCCACAACGCTTTGCTGACCATCCCCTCCCTGATGCCACTCGACGGCCACGACGGACGGTCGCACTTGGTCGAGCCCTATCAGGGCCTCGGCGCGCGCGTCGTCGCGCACCTGTCCTCGCGCATGACCATCGGCTTCCTACCGGCGGGCCGCCCGTACATGCGTATGGACCTGCCGCCCGAGATCAAGATGCAAGAAGCTGGCGAAGTCAGCACCGAGACCACCAAGGGCCTAGCCCTGGCGGAACAACTGGTGCAGGCCGAAGTGGAAGCTAAGGGCTGGCGTGGATCGACGCTCATGTCGATGCAGCAGCTACTCGTGGCTGGCAACGTATTGGAGCAGATGCTCCCCGACAACAGCATCCGAGTGTTCCGCCTCGACCAGTTTGTCGTGCGCCGGAACTTCGACGGCAAAATCTTGGAACTGATCATTCAGGAGAAGTTCAAGTCCGACGCTACCCCGTTCAACCTCAAAGGCGCACCGGGTGAAGTCCAAGAGGACGACGACGTCGAACTCTACACCGTGATCAAGCTGGTCCAAGAGGCCACTCGGGAATTCTACGAGCGCACCCAGGAATGGGGTGACGGCGCGACGGCGTCCGAGAAGGCTATCTTCGCCATCGACGACCTGCCCTACTTCCCCCTACGTTGGAGCGCAACACCGGGCGAGGACTACGGTCGCGCCAAGGCCGAGGAGCATATCGCTGATCTGCGATCCCTCGACGCACTAGAGAAAGCACAGCTAGAGATGGCTGGCATGGGCAGTCGCAACTTCATTATGATTGCCCCTGGTGCCGGTGCTTCCGGTATCAAGAACAGGCTCGTGCGTGCCTTGAACGGCGACGTGGTTGTCGGTGACCCGGCCTCAGTCGAGCTAAAGTCGTTCGACAACGCGGCAGGTTTCCAAATCACACAGGCCCAAGTGGCCGTCATTCGGGAAAGCCTATCGACGGCCTTCCTGTTGCAGTCAGGCGCACAGCGGCAAGCCGAGCGCGTGACCGCGACCGAGATCGAGCGCGACATTCAGGAACTAGAGGCGGCCCTTGGTGGCGTGTTCTCGACGTTGTCTGTCGAAATGCTAGAGCGTCGCACAACCGTTCTGATCAAACAGATGAAGGACCAGGAGAAGTTACCAGACTTCCCCGATGGCACCATCGTACCTACAATTCTGACCGGCCTCGAAGCCCTCTCGCGCGAGCGTGATGTGTCTCGGGCCCAACAAGCCGCCGAGCTTGTCCGTGCCTTCCTGGGCGCAGACGAAAGCGCAGGCGACGTGGTCAAGCTAGACACCATCCTGGGGCGTGCCTTCATCGGCCTCGGCCTACCGGATAGTGTCAACACCGCTGAGGAGACTGCAGCGATCCGCCAACAGCGGGCGCAGCAACAGCAACAGCAGCAGATGGTCGAGAAACTCGGCCCCGCTGTGATCAAGGAAGCTGGCAAGGAGTAAGCAATGGCACAAGACCTAAAGTATGACGAAAAGAACCCATGGGGCAAAGCTGGCCCCGGTTCGACCATCGTGACCATCGGCGGGGACAACATTGAGTTTTCCGAAATGCGTCGTAATGCGATCCAGGCGGTAAAGAGCCGCACAGCAACCCCCGAGCAGCACGCGCTGGTTCGGGAAGCTGACACTTTGTATCAGAGGGCCATTCGTGGCGAGGAGAGTGAAGATGAGTGATGTGAGTACGACCGTAGTTGACGGCTCGTCGGCGTCCAACGTCGATATGACAATGGCCGAAGGCAAAGCCACCGCGCCAGTAGAGAACGCAGGGCCCACCGCTGAGACGCTTGGTGTCACCCAGGCACAGTTCGACAAGTTCCACAAGGACGGTGCGTACAACTGGGAAGCCCATGCGAAGGAAGCTGAGTTCGCTGCCGCGCAAAAGGGCACCAAGGCCGACGACAATCCCGACGAGGGTGCCCGCGACGTCAAAGACGCTGACGACACCAACACCGACGCAGCCGAGCAGGCTGTCACTGAAGCTGGTCTCGATTGGGACGCGCTAGGTGAGACCATCGTCGAGAATGGCGACATCACTGAGAGCGACTACGAGGCGCTTGCCAAGATCGGCGTGCCCGAGCCCGTCATCAAAGAGTACATCGAAGGCATCACCGAGCGCGCGAAGACCCAAGTGGCCACCGTCACGGAAGCCCTAGGTGGAGCAGAGGGCCTCAAGGCCGTCACGGAGTTCGCCCAGGCGAATTACTCCCCTGAGGAAATCTCAAAACTCGAACAGCAACTAGCAAGCCCGACCGAGTACAAACTCGCCGTCGACTTGCTGCTGGCTAAATCTGGCAGACCGCCGATTGCTAAGGGAGCCGCTATTGCAGGCCCCAATGCGGCTGCACCGGGAACCACCGACGTTCAACCGTACGCGACACAGGCTGATATGATTGCTGACCAACGCAATCCTCAATACAAAAAGAGCCCTGCGTTCCGTGCGGAAGTGTTCAAACGCGCGGCGGTCTCTAACTGGACAGCGCCGACGCATACCGGCGGAATGTAAAATGGAAGAAAAGATTTCGGCTGACCCCGCAATCGAACCCATCGTGGACGGTGACAGGCCTCTAGGAATTATGGAGGCCTTCCCGACCTACGTGGGTCACAAGAACTGGAACGGCGTCAAAGACACCGAGGCCATCAACTCGAAGCTACGCGCTCGCATCTACCAAGAGCGCGGCGCGGACCCCGATGGCATCTATCGTTCCAACACGGCTGGCACATGGCACAGCAACACCGATCTAATGAAATGGATCGAGGTTCCTGAGCTAGGTGAGATGTTCCACAACGTCTTCGCCAGCTACCTTACGACCATGGGCGTCTCAGAGGACGCCGAGGTCGGTTTCAAATTACAGGCGTGGGCCATGATCTATCAGGATCGCGGCTACGCCACAGTACACACCCATCCAAACTGTCACTTCTCGGCTGTCTATTACCTAGACAATCACGAGGACAACGCAAGAACAATGGTGACGGGTGCTAAGACACGACCAGGAGATATTGAATTCGTTGACGGGCGACCGGCAGCGGGCTATCAGTTCCCTGGTGTGAATTTCATCCCTGCTTTCCGGCTGTCGCCGCAAGAGGGAGAGATGATCGTGTTCCCATCCTGGCTGCCG